GTTTTTCTGCCGAATATTTTTATCATATTTATTATTGTCTAAAATATATGTAGTAGTTCTTATATTAGAAAATAAATATCCTAATATAAAACTAACTATATTTAGATATAGTAATATGTATAATAAAAAATTTGAATCCATTTAGAAGTCTTTATATGGTCTATTATTGTATTTATTATAATACACCATACAGTCTTCTATAACTTTTGGATTCCAGCTCTTATAGTCCATAAAATGGCCAAACACAATATGGCATGGACTATCGCAAAGAGTTATTAAATTATCTAGATCAAGTTCTTTTTCTGGATGAGTATGAACCGGCTTTATATGATGAACTTCAACTTTTTTCGATCTGCCACAAGCAGCACAACAAGGATATTTCTTAAGATATTCTTTTCTAATTTTAGACCATGATGGTGATCTTGAGGCAAATCTAAGTTCTTTAGACTTAAATAAATTTAAGCCTAGTATATTCATCATTATATATCGCCTATAACTCTACCCTTTACTGTTCGTCTAATAAATCCTTTTCTTACTAGATATGGCTCTATACTATTCTCTATAGTTTCAATAGCAATACCAGTCAAAGAAGATATAGATTTAAGACCAAGAGGATTACCAGTATTTTTCTTAAGTATATCAATATACATTCTATCATATATATCCAGACCGTTGTGATCAATGCCTTGAGCATTAAAAATTTCATCTATAGAAACATCATTATTACTGCACATTTTATAGTTTTTATACCATTGTAGTCTACCATTTAAAATACGAGGAGTACCCTTGCTTCTTTTGGCTATTTCCAAGAGGTCTGAGTCGCCTATGACTACTCCTAATTTTGCAGCGTTCGATCCTGCTAGTTTTGCTAGTTCAACATCTGTATAGAAAGATAAATGTTCTTTAATTTGGAAACGATCATAAAATGGCTGACTAAGACTTCCGCCACTAGTTGTTGCTCCAACCAAAGTAAAAGCAGGAATTTCTATTTCCTCTGGTTCTTTATCTAGAATTATATTAATCTTAAAATCTTCCATTACAGGATATAAAAATTCTTCAACTAGTTTTGGGAGTCTGTGTATTTCATCAATAAAAAATACTGATCTCCTTGTCATTCTGAGCAAATAAGGCAAAACACTCTTAACACTACGAAGGTTAGCCGCATTTGCAGTATATAGATTAACATTCATTTCTGATGCAATAGCACCAGCGATGGTTGTTTTTCCAAGGCCAGGAGGCCCATCAATTAAAACATGGGGAAGTATCGAATCTGTTTTTTTACAGCCCTCTGTGGATATTTTTAGTCTATTAACAACATCTGATTGACCTACAATTTCATCGAAAGAAGTTGGTCGCTTAACACTACTCATTATTTTTCCTCCAAAGTTTTTATATTCTCAATTATATATCTAACAAAAATAGATACGTTATCTATAGGATTTTTGCTAAAAGCCTTTAACACAAGATTCTCTGATTCTAATTCAGTAAAGCCATATTTACATAATATTTTGATCGAAGTTGTTTTTAGATATTCTGGGATTACTAGTTCTATAGTTGTATTATTACGTTCGATAACTGGCTGATGAACAACTTTTTCTTGACTATTATCTAGTTTTTGATGATCGTCTTTTTTCTTTATTTTATTCTTATATTGAATTTTTATATTTACTATTTGTTTAGGCTTAAAAATATTACCACAATCACAAACAACCTTAAAGTTTTTTGTTTGACATTGTTTTAAATTTAGCCAATGATCAAAACCACAGTCAATATTTTGACATATAAATCTAAACTGAGCATCAAGTTCAATCGGTTTCTGGTTTTTCTTTATCGTTTTTGTTTTCATCTTTAATCCAAAATACAAAATCATTTGCTTCACTATCGTATGCAGACTCTACCAATCCTTTTTGAACTAAACTAGTAACTATATTACTAACCATTCTATCATTTAGTCGATACACAATATCTGCAAAAATAGAATCATTAATAGCATATCTAATTTTTTTAGTTTTGATATTTTTTTGTTTTTTTACAAGTTCTTTAACTATAAGCAATGATTCTTGATGAGACAATAATTTATCAAATTCTTCTTGTTCATCCTTTTTAACTTCATCTATCATAGTATCCAGAGTATCTTTATTTTTCCAGACTCCAAAATTATTGTAGACTATTGCTCTAGCCTTATCTGTGAATTTATCCAGATCTGGAACAACATACCATGTATCGCTCATGAGATTTCTAATTGAGAATATCAAATAGTCCTTTATAGTATTTGGGTTGATTAATAAAATGAACAGCATGAGACTGTAAGTGTGCTTTGTATGCTGAGTTTACAGGATCAGCAACCCAATATTTTGTTTTCCAAATTGGTTCGTTGGCATAATTGGATCCCAAATACTGGAGTTTATCTTTTCCTCCAGTATTGGGATTCCAACTATTCACAGGAAATACTATCATCTTGTCGAAGTCATAATCTTTTTTAAAGATATCATTGATCATTTTGCTTATCCATTCCGACAATGGAGATTTTTCGTTTACATCAAACTTAAAGTAAAACTTATACGGATCGTACTGGTCGCTATAATCATTATTATAGTAGTCATCATCGTATTCGTCATCTTCATCATCGTATGGATTGTGCATCTTTTAGCCTATGCAAAATTGGTCGCCAAGTTGAGCAGCGAGGTCTTTAGCCGCACTACTCAGAAAGCGATTGTTGCTGAAATACAACGCTGTAGACGCTTGATTAAGGTACTCCACGACCGTTTTTAAAAGTTTGATCTGCTGACCACTCAGGTTTAAACAATCGCCTCCACGACACGCTGGTTGAACCATTTCGGGATCGCCATAAGCCTTTTCTGGCATACCATCATCCTCGTCATTTAGATCATCATTATTGTATGACTTATTGTGAGGATCATTTACTAGTGTGCTAAGAATCTGCTTGGCAACGTCTATTGGCACTGGTAGATTATTAGCATCAGCCTGTTTGTAAGCCTTGGCATAACCCTTGTACCATTCATCGCTGCACTTTGCAGGATCAATAACAATATTGGTTGTTTGACCAGTAAGAGCAGATTGCAAATCAGCTACATTAATTGGTTGACCAGTTGATCCTGGCAGAATACTGGTAAAGTAAGGAGCCTTCCCCTCCCAACCCTTACGCCACCAAGTATAAGGAACACGATAAATCTGATTGGCCTTGATCGCTCGTGGATCACCACCAAAGCAATTTACTAGTTTCTTCTGTAGGCCATTCCAGTATGTCTTATTTTTACCAACAAGTTGTCGAGACTTGTCATCAAAAAGCCAGTAGCACTGATAACCATTACGAGTATCAACTACCCAACTAGGCTTAACCGGAAAGTTGTTAATCTTTTCAAGAAGTCGCTTCTTATGCTGCATCACAACACTAGGCTTAAAGTATTTACCCTCGCTGTCTCGACCAGCATCCATATCACAAAAGCAACAAGTAAACTGATCGATATGGAAAAGTTTACGACCACCATTCACATAAAAGTAAACATCAGAACCTTTGTTTTGATTAGCATCTAAAACCTCATCAAGACCCTCATCAAGACTATTAGTATGACTCATGCTACTAATCTTCTTACGAGGATTGCCGTTATAAACCAAGATATTATTTTGCTTGAAAGAAGTCAAAAATTTTTGACGAGCATGAGCATATCCATTAGCGTAAACATTGTTATTCTTATCAAACGGATTAAAACCAAGATTATCACTAAACATTATCTTACCTGTTTCTTCTGTGAACCTATATTGGGGCGGCAACCTCTACCACCATTAGCAATATAAAATAGCGGGAGGGAATCGAACCCTCTCAAATAGCGTGTGTATCATTCGATACCAGAGGCTACTATCTTAGTCTCCAGACTCCACTAATTCTTTTAATCAACCAGGGTACGAGTTGTCGTAATCATCCTCGTCCTCATAATCCTCATCTTCATCCTCATCATCAAACTGATCCCAATAATCATCACGGATATCATAGTCCTCATCCTCATCATCATAATCGGCATACTCATCCTCTGAGAATGTTGCCGAATACAATGGCTTGAGAAGTTCTCCTTGATATTCACCAACCACAAGATATTCGCATGTGCGAAGTTTCTCAC